GGTCCTGATGCCCTGCCACCCATAACCTTTAGTTTTGCTCCTGCAGGTCTAACAGATGACACATCCCATGTGGGAATCTGCCCAGAGTATAGTAATGCAACCAACTCTTTGTAGGACTTTGCCCATCCCATACGACTATCTGCAACTGTAATAACTGTATCACTGCGATGAAAGTTCTCTGCAATGATTGGTAGTTTATCTACGTTCTCTCGTTCTACTGAAAATCCAACACCTGTACCACACATCAATATGTACATGCACTCATCAAACGCTCTAGGATGATCAACAGGAATATAACTACAATTATATCCACAGATATTATCTCTGTCTAGTGCTTCTCCTGCAGTCATCATTGCTCGCATAGATGGCATTACTTTAAGATCCAATATATAATTATACAAATCTTCTCTTAAAACGTGATCCATACTAAATTTAAATTTACTTTTAAGATGATCATCTATATATGCAACGTATCTGCTGACAGTCTCGTTCCAATCTTCTCGTCTTTTCTCTTCTTCATTCCAACGAGCATAGCGTGATTTGTGTATAAAGTCTTGGTACGGTGTTGGTAAATTTTTCATGTTTAATTATTTCCTTTCAGTTCTTCTTCCATTTTTAATTCTATTAGTTTTTGCAAATACCACTCTGCTTTACGTAGATCTTCTGTTGGTTTACCTTTGTATCTATATCTCCAAAGGTATTTAATTATTACTCCCTGTAGATAAAATTCAAACCCACTATTTGTTGCCGATTCAATAGCATCAATACATTCTACTTTACACTGGTTATAATGTGGTGGTTGGTTGACCATATCTTTCTTCATTGTTTAGCTCCAAAGTCTACTTTAATTACATTATCTTCTGCAGGAATATAGTCTTTGTTTTTTATTCTTACTAGCCCTAGTTTTAAAATTGCTCCCAAGTCTATTTCCATCATCTCTAATATACCTTCCTGTGCTATTGCAGCAGCACAAGGAAGTTCACCTTCTTTGTATGAACTGGTCGTATCATACGCAGTTAGCGTAAATGTATCATCATCCATTTTATGTAGTATTATGTAGTATCTATCTTTCAACAGTGTTAACTTCTCTATTTCTTTTTCTTTATCACTCATTTTTTAACCACTCTCTAGGTACAGTTTTTTCTGCCCAATCAAACCCATGCCTGTTGCACCAATCACCATAGGTTGTTTTACTACTCTTGTATAGTTTATTTTTTGCATTTGCAAACACAAACCTAATATCACATTCCGGGTGTTGTTGTTTGACAAGTAACATCTTGGATCTATCCTCACGTGTTAGATGACCTTTTGCTTCTATGTATATGTTTGTTTCTGGTATATAGAAGTCTGGTGTATAGTGTCTAACCTTTGGAACATATGGTAACTTGATTGTTTCGTATTGAAACTTAGCTCCCTCTTGCACCATCTTAACGGCTACGATTTTTTCAAACTGTGATCTGTATACAGGCATTACGAGAATGTCTCCCTTATGTATTCCATTCTTGTTGATAACGTCTTTGCCACTTCTGGGGAACGTTTTTCTAAAATCTCTAGCTCCCTTTGGAAAGGTGAAATCGGTAGGCATATAACAGTTTGACTCCATAAATAATCATTAATCTTTTTAAATTGTTTCAACAACAAACTCTTATCTCGTGACTGTGTTTCTTCTCGTAGATAGCCATCATCTGTATAGTTCTCACGCAACGTTATAGGGATGCCTTTGAGATGACCTCTTAACACGGCTATCATTCTACCACCACCAAACTCTTTATGTGACTCAACATATAAAAAAGCAACATGTGGGTTTATTGTAATAAATTCTAAATCATAATCATCTGTATATACCAGTGGCATTATATGCTCCTCTGTACATATCGTGTATACCAAACCTGTGGTGGAGATTTTGCTTTCGATGTTATACGACTTTCAAGCCTTGCATCTTGCCAACAATGTTTCTTGTATTCACAGAATGAACAAAGCTTTGGCATAAGTCTGTTCTTTGTGCGTACAATCTCACCATCTTTCTTGTATGTTTCCCAATCATCTTTAAGTTTTGCTTTCTTGAAGTCTGCTCTTTTAACAACTTTGATAATATCTTCAGCCTGTTGCAAAACTCTCTTTCGTTCAGATCCATCATCCTCTGGTGCATCTACAACTGCCCACTCTCCTGTTGACTTGTTGATAACAATCCAACCACCAAAGGGAAGATTGTTTGCTTCACCATACAGATGCCCCTGTACTATATATCCAAACGCATCATCTTCTTTTATCTTATCATATCCATTGCCAAACTTATGATCAAACGAGTATGGAGATGCTGACTTTATATCCCATACTTTCTTTGTTCCGTTTTCATCAATAATTACATCAAGTGTGCCTTTTATATTTTCTTTATCTAACACAAGTGAACATGATTTTTGTTCGGCAACTACATCAATTCCTGCGGCCTTAATCACAAGCATAGCAACTGCTTCGATTAAATCACCGAACAGAAATCTCATTATATCGTTGTAGGAACTTTCTTTAGAATACTTCTGCATCATAAGTATCTGTTGGCAAACAGGTCTACCTATGCCAGACATTCTTAAACTGACATCATCTCTACGACTAAACTGCTTTCGTATAGCCGTTTCGCATGAATCTTTGAACTCTTGAATAAGATGATCAGGGAGTTCAATTTCTCCCTGACCAGCTTTATCTAAAAACTCCTGTATACTAACCAGTAGCAGCATCGAAGTCTTTGGAGAGATCTGAATCTTCTTGAGACACATTACCCTTCAAAGCTTCGTTATGTTGTCTTATAACATTAGCATTGGCAGCATCGATAGAGTCCTTGAACATTCGTATTAAATTTTTATCCTCATCGGATAGAGAAGTCAAAGACTTACCTTCAGTAGGCACTGGTACAAAAAATGTAACAGAACCTTTCTTCATTTTAGAAGTTTTAAGATCGATCCAAATTCTTTGCATGATCTTTTTCTGTTTATTCAAACCGTTAATAAAATTGTTTATCGGCATGAATCCAGACTTTTTAAAGTAACTGATGATGGGTAGGTTATCGAGTTCTACCTCGTTACCATCTGCATCTTTCATCTTACCAGACACGACCCCATAAATTACTTGATTACATGTGACTGCTTTGGATGTAATCAAACGAGGATCATCTTCTGCAAGAGTCTCAGCTTCTTCTTTTAACAGGCGACCACATCTATTACCACCTATTGTATCAGCAAAGTCTCCAGACAAACTCGCTTTTTGGACTGAATTGCAAATAGGTTTACCCTCATCTGCATCAAAAAGCGACCACATGAAAGACCTCATAAACACCCTCAACTTGACCTCTGGTGCGTACAAGTATCGCCCTTCATGCCAGACTCTCCAATCTCCCTTCTTCAAAGATTGTCCAGAGTCCGTTTCTGTTTCGTAGTTAATAGCCAATTTGGATAACTCATCTCTGGGTTGTCCATCATCTTGACCTGTTAGTGCCATCAGAGCTTGATCATCATCATTCTCTAATGCCGTGACCATCTTATCGAACTGGTCATTAATCGTAGCTAGATTATTTATTTTAACTTCTCCTTTTTAAAAGTTAGCGATAAATTCATTCTACTGGATAAACAACTTCGGTGTCAAGCCAATTCTTACCTTTTTTTATTTCAATCTCAACAGGCATTAAGTATTTGATTTTATATCTTTTTTGTAGATCTGTCGCAACACCCAACATAGAAACTTTTAAAATTTCTAAAACATGTAACTCTTCATCAGGATGACAATCTATCACGATTGAGTCATGCACCGTATTACAAATAAGAGACTTATATGGTTGCAATCTTTTATCTAATTCAACCAAACAACAGGGCAATATATCTGCAGTTGCAAATCCTTGTACAGGATAATTACATATAGCAGTACGGTTTGTTGCAGTACCCCAAGTTGTCCACTGTACATCTGGAAAACAATATCTGCGGCCAGAGGGCAACATGATCTGTTTTGTTTGAACTGCTTCTCGTTGCAACTTATCATGCCACTCTGTTACACCTTCATACTTTGCCTTAAATGCTCTGTAATATTTCTGTTGGTCTGGTGTACCTGTTACACCACCATACAACGGTTTGAACGTATCAGCTTTAGCAGTCTGTCTATCACAACCAATCACAGATGCAGTGTAAGCATGTACATCCACACCATCTTTTACATCTTGATATATCTGCGAATCATTTGCCAAAAATCCTGCAACTCTAAACTCCAACTGTGAATAGTCTCCCTCAATAATTGAACCACCTTCAAACCTGCTTTCAACCACCTTGCGTATACGAAACGTAGATCCACGTGGCATGTTCTGAAAATTTGGGTTTCTTGACGATAGACGACCTGTAGCAGTAATGCACTGCATAAACTCTGGATGTATAAAATTATTCTCATCAACATTGTTTTCCATTCCCTCTACAAATGTACTAAGGTATGTACGCAAAGCCGAGTATCTAACATACAGTTCAACAAATTCTTTTGCAGCGCCACTAAGTGCTGGCAACATTTCTTCAAGAGTTGTCTTATCTGTTTTAAATCCTGCTTGTGCAACATCTTTTGTATTTCTTGGCACGATACGTAATCCTGCAACTTGTTTACTTTGAGAGTAAACTACACCTGTTGCATTACAATTCTTACACAGTCTGTTAGCTTTTCCTAACTGTCCGTTCTTTAGTTTGAAACGTACTCTTCCAACACCTTCACATGTACCACACTGATACCCTGTTGTTTTCTTAATCACTTCAGTATTGTTTCGTATTGTACGAGCAAACAACTCTTTGGACATTTTCTTTCGCATCTTTATCTTACGAGTTGCACCACGCATCTCATGTCCAATGTTAAATATTCTTGTCCATGTTTCTTTGTTGTTTATCTTGCGAGAATAAAACAACATAGATCTATCATCTGCACTGTTAAGATTAATTGGTGTGTCGCCCATGACATCACTGACAATCTGTTTCAAACGTTTGTCTATAGTAGTTAGTTCGTGTTCGTATTCATTCCGTATATCGTTGAGTGTTTCAAGATTAACTTTTATTCCTGCGTGTTCTATCTTCGCAAGAACATTCGTCATATCAAGCGACAAACGCAGTGTCGGCAATAGTTTCTTCATCTCCAAATAACTCCTCAAATGTTGTGCCAAAGGCTTCTAATTGTTTCAATGCAACTTGTTCAGTTGCTTCAACGTCTGCTATACCATACTCTTCGATTATGTCGTATGGTATATCATAGAATGTTTTACCATCTTTTAAATATCCGTCAACAAGACTTTTCTTTTTCAATGCACCATAGCGTTCGGCTACGCTCTGTAATCCCAAACTCCAACGTCTTGAGGATGAAAGGATATACTCAGCAACCATAGTATCATAAAGGTGATTATTATAGACAAAGCCACAATCACGCAACCAAGTAATGTCGAACTTGATATTGTGACCGATAAGGACATCAACGTTGTCCAAAGACTCCTGTAATAACTCACCACCCTTGTAGTCTGGTTTGCGAGTAGAATGATTGAAGCATAAGTAAGAGGTAAGGCTACCCATATACTTATAGCCAACGCTAACGAGCTTGTTGCCGAAATAAGGTAAGGGAGTAAATCCACCATTAGTCTTCTCCTTGTGTGTTGTTTCTACGTCTAGTGTCATGCATATCATATTTCTGTTGCCTTTCTTTCTTTTTGTTGTACTTCTTCTTATCAGGTATTACTCTACGTCTATTATGTGCCATCATTAATAGTTTAGCTATTGGGTTTATCTTCTGCATTTATGACAGTGTCCTTCCAATATAGTTTATCATCATATACACAAACAGGAATAACTCCTAATTTTTTTTGAGCATCAGATAATTTTGGTAAAGTAAGTTTGTTTTTATAAGTCAGTGGTGATTTAACATCTAACAAAATTATATTATTATTTTTTATAGCAACCACATCAACCAATCCTGTACAACATAAATTTCTAAAAACTTCATGTCCATCTTTTAATAAAATATTACATACAGTTATTTCGTTTATATCACCTTTTCGTTTTTCTGAAAACTTCATTAATAATACACTCCATGCTCTACATCTATATTACAATTCAACATACCATGCCAACCATTTATTTTATTCTTTGATATACAGATATGTCGCACAAC